TCTCCAGCGTTGCCCCTCTGAACGCCACCGGTATCGATGCGGTACCGGTGGCGTTTGTCCCTTTTATTGATACAATGCCGGCCCGGCGTCTTCGCCCGGGTGGCGTGCAGCACGCTTCGCTCCTCTTCTCATCAGGGCCTGTAGCTCAGCGGTTAGAGCAGTCGACTCATAATCGATTGGTCGCGGGTTCGAACCCCGCCGGGCCCACCACTCTTTTCCCTTTTGGATCAACGACCTAGCCGTTTTCGGCGAGATTCTGGGGAGGTTGCAGGGAAGAAATGGTGCTTTCCAGTCGCGCCATTTCAATGACGTTCTGGTTCCCGTCGATCCACTTCGAGTAGGTGGTCAGGAACATCTCGACGCTATGGCCCAGCTGTTTCGCGCAGAATGCCGGCGTCATCCCCACCATCAGCATTGCGGTCGCGTAGCTATGCCGCATGTTATACGGGCGCCTGTAGCGGATCCCGAGCCTTCTCAACATCGGTTCCCAGTACGTGCGGCGGAACGCGTCCTCGTCGTGCCATACCTCGTTGTAGCGGGGATCGAGAAACACGCGACCATTCGACATTTGCGTAAACGCTCGCTGACGTTGTAACGCTGCCATCGCTCGGCTGTTCAGATGGACCAGCCGCGCGACCTTCGTTTTCGTTCGATCCAGCTGCTCGCCGCGGACATAGGCTTTCGCGACGAGCATCGTGGCGCTAGCCAAATCAATCTGGGGCCATTCGAGACCATAGATTTCGGATGTCCGCAGGCCGGTCCAGAACCAAAACTCGGCCAGGTTGTGCACCTGGCCGGGATATGCGCGCTCGGCCTCGGCGATAATCCGGTCGGATTCCTCTCTTGCGAAGGGATCGGGAGGGGGCTTCTGGTGCTTCGCGCGCGGCACAGCGTCGGCCGGGCTCTCCTTGATGAACTTGTCCTTGACTGCAAGCGATAGCGCCGCTCGAAGGACAGAAAGGTAGTTGTTGACGGTCTTGCCGCTCAGGTCCGGGCGATTCGCAATTGCGGTCTGAATTTGAATTGCCTTCAACGATCGTATCGAGATGCTTCCTGTCGGTTTCGACTGGGCCTCGTCGCATGCGGTTTCTTTCCAGAACTTGATTGCCGTGGCATAACCGTCACGCGTTGATCGCTCGATTCGCTGGGCTGCCAGCCACTTGTCCAACCAATCCCCGAGCAGCAGGGAAGTCGCGTCTCCTTCGGACGGAAAGTACTCAGACATGACAAATGTGCCGTGACGAATTCGATCACGAATTTCTGCCGCCATTCGCCGTGCATACTTTACGTTCGCTGGGGTGGGCAGCATCGCCTTCCCGTCAATTTTCAGGGTCTTGCGCATCTCTTGACCATCAAGCACAAATGCCAAGCGGATTGATTTCTCGCGAACTTCTACGCCATCGCCTTTTCGACCCATTGTTGGTATCCCTTTATTGAAATGAAAATTCCGCCATCCGGCGAGCGGCGAAACTCGCGACCCTCAAGCCATTTTCCGTCCTCGATTTTTCGACGGATGGCTTTTTCGGTCAGGCCTGTAATCGTCGCGGCAAGACCAACCGTGACGTAAGGTGCGGGTGAAATTAGAGTCGGTGTGTGGCTCATGCTAGGATTTTTCCTTCCAAAATTGCGCCGAGATCGAATCGTGAATCAGCCGACAACCATCGATGTGCAGTTTGCGGACGACAAGCGGTTCGCGTAGATACTTCAAGCGGTGGGGGAAATATGGCTTGTCGCGCGTGTCAGTCGCTTCATGGGCGCCCGCTTTCATGTGATCCCCATCCAGCGCTGAGTCGTAGCGACGAGGAGCAACGGATTACAGCGATTCTGTTGGACGTGGGTCTGAATGCCGTTCCAGCAAGTTACGATGCGAAGCTTGTGGGGCACTTGTTTGGCAAGGTTTGCCGGGGGACGACGATTACAAATTCTGGGTTGTTCCGGATGCCAAGCACGTGGAGTGATTTTTCCGGTTCTGGGAAGCGCTACAATCACTGTGCCAATACTGGCGACCACTTACGGGGTTAATCATGGCGATGAATCCGAAGCAGACGTCGAAGAAGGTGGCAACAACCGCAAGCCAGCAACTGAAAAGCAAGAGTACTGGCGCCAAGGCAAAACAGACCGCCGCAAGCGCGCTAGCCCAAGCTCCGCTTAAGAAGTCGAAAGCGAAGACTCGCGGATAACATGATTCGCGATGGGGGCGGCTCGCCCCCGTTTTTCACGTTCGAGACCATCCCTTCGACGTCGAGCGGATCTTCCCAGCCTTGCGCAGCGCTTGCAGGCGCCGATCAACGATGCGCCACGCCACGACTTCGCCGTGGGTTCGAGGCGTCGATTCCTCCTTCGCAATCCGTTGGCTCTCTGTTCTTACCGTTCCGGTATTGATGGTCGCGAATTTCTTGATAGTGACGTCGATCGCTTCAAGGATCAGGGTGTCGAGTTTTTGATATTTACTCATTGGTGTTCTCCTGCGCGGGCGGCGGCACGATCGAGACGTTCAATTTCGGCAATCCCGAGTGCGACCGCCTTCACAAGATTGCGGCGCGGCGCGGACGGCTTCCACCACGTCGTATCCCACGGCCATGTGCGCAACCCGGCGATGGCGATCAGTTCCGGATAGGCATAGCAGGCTGCGGCGCGTGCCATGGCGCCGTCAGTGTGCTGGTCGTCATGCTCCGGCGTCCAGCCCTCTTGCTCGACATGCCGGCGGCGCTCGGCGAGCACGTCGCGCACGGCATTTGTCAGCGGCGCGCGCGGTGCGACGTTCTCGTCGATCCAGCGCTGAACCTCGCCACCACTCCACATCTTGCGGAGCATTGTTGGGAAGCGCGGCAGGTCGACGCAAGGCTCGGCCCGCGAGGCTGCGTCATGCTCGCTCAGATATTGAGCCAGCGCGCACGCGAAGTCGGCCGCGAGCCATTCCGCGATATAGCTGCCGAAGTCGTGGCGCCGCAGACGCTTCGCGAAGAACTCGGCGATGTACGCCCGGCCGCCAGTGCTCGTGCTCAGGTCGTGCTGGCCGATCGGCTCTCCCGCATCGGCGGGGGCGCCGCACATCGCGTCTTGCATCCACTTCGCCGCCTGATTGAAGCCCTTGGCGTATGCGTCCGCTGTTTCCTTCGTGAGAACCCATCCGGTCAAGCCGATGTTCACGAGATGCACAGCAGCTACCGTCCCGTCGCCCCCGCTCAGCACGACGCGCGCAGTGCGGCCCGCGAGCAGCGCTTTCCGAATCGTCACGGGCTCGTTCAAAGGCACGATCACTTCGCGCGCCTCGGCAGGTGCGTCGGCCTGCGCGGGTTGCGGGGCGGCGAAGTGATTGATCAATGCGACTGCGGCGTCGATTGCCTCGACCGGTAACGCAATCCCGTGTGCATCACAGGCGGAAACCACGTCGTCGTAAGTCACGTCGGTGCGTACCGGCTCCGCAGCGGGCGATGCTACCGCGCGAGCGGTGCACAGCCATGCGAGCGGCGAACCCGGCTCGGTCAGAGCATCCAGCACATGTACCGCCGCGTCCAGATTGCGGCTTCCTGTCCGGCTTGCGAACCCGACCATCGCAACCGCGAGCGCGTGGCGCGTGCGGTCCCATGCTGCCCGCTCGTCAGCCGGCGCTGCTGCCGCCATAGCGGGGTTAATTGACGTCCAGCGTTCGATTGTCTTGATCGCGTAGTCGCTGGCCGCGCTCCAGCTATCGGCTTGGTCGGGGAAGTCCTCGCGGTCGTAATGCTGCCCTTCACGCCATGCTGCGCGCAGGTAGGCGAACAAGTCACGCACGTCGATTGTTACCTGATACGGCTCATCTGCAGACCCTTCCGCACCTGTCTCATTGGCAGAGGTGGCGACCTGCGATGTCTCGTCGGTCTCTTCCTGCCGGTCGAGAAAGGCCGCCATGTCGTCGTAATCGGTGTTGTCCCACACCGCGCCGATACCGCCGCATTCGGCGCAGCCCGCGCCGAGGTCGCATTGAAGGACTTCGCTGTATGGGTATTCGCCAACGGGATGACCGTCCTCGGACTCGTGACAGCCTGAACAGGTGCGCCAGAAGCCGCCGCCTGATTCCAACGTCTCTTTCACGCGAGACAGTTCGATGGCCGGCGCTGCTGCGGGCTGCTCGATAGGGTATCCGCCGAACGCATGCGCGATGAACTCGGTCAGGATGAAGCGATCGTCGGCGTTCGGCTCGCGCGAATCGTTGTTGTCGCCGACGATTTCGAATGTCTCGATTGCGGCGAGGGCGTCCTGCGCCATCAGCTGTGCGGGCTGCTCGACAAGGGATGCGGCGAGTGCCGGCACGATTGCGCGGTCGATCAGGTCGTCGACGTTGCGCGAATCGCAGTAGTCGAAGGCGCGAAGGATGCGGCCCTCCGGCGCGCGGATGCCTTCGTCGGAATCCAGCTTGCCGAAGTATTCGGAAATCACTTCGCCGAGCGCTTGACGCTGGTCGTCCGTCAGCGCATCAGCGCGGCTGCTCATCACGCGGGCATCCGACGCGAACACAAACGAGCCTTCAGGATCTCGCTTCATGCCTGTCGTGGCCCACGAATATCGTTGCGTGACGGGCGCATCAGTGCGGCTATTAGATTGAGTCATTATTCTCGGCCCTCCATGTCAGCTGCGGTAATGATGTGTTCTCGCACGTTGATGACGCTGTAGAACGTCGGCTTCGCATGCTTCTCGATCCAGTCGGCGAGAAGCGATTCGAGCTCGGCCTTTGCTTCCCGCGTGATGTCCGGATAGCCGTCTGCTGCTTCGCCGACTTCGTCATATGCCCGATCGCCGATCATGTCGATCACGTATTTGGCATCGCACAGGCGCTTCGCGGGGATCGGTGCGACTTCGCCGAAGTACACGACATTGCCAACAGTCAGGTGGTCGTGCATATCGAGCAGCTCGTCGAGCGCATCGCATGAGAAAAACTCGTTGTCCTTGCTCCAGGTGACGCGTGCTTCGGGGAGGGCGTTGGTTTCGATATGGGTCGTCATGGGGTGGTCCTCAGGCGGTCAGTTGCTTCGCGTTCACCGCGAATACCGCGCGCGAGAAGCCCATCGGCGTCGCCGAACGGATGTCGCCGCGGTCGTCGGATGGGGGGGCAGCGTGGATACGGTTGTCGGGTGCGTCGAGACCGTCGGCGCGGTTTGGCGCCGGCATTTCGAATCCGCCGCCGGCCCAGATGCAGGTCTTCTTCGAATAGTTGTCGGTCAGTTCGAAGCCCGTGAATTCGTACGGATGGAATGTGTAATCGGGCTTGCGCCAGTGCGTCGAGATCACGCTCACCGGGTTTTCGATGCCGTACGGGCAATCGAGCGATTCCAGGAACTCCGCGGCGGCGGCGAACATCTCGATCGACTGCGATAGCGCGCGCAGGCCCTTGCCTTGGAACCAGCGTGCACCGCTCACGGCCAAGTGCGTGCAAGGCGGAAACGCAAAGCCGAACACGATCAACGAATCGGGCGGCAGCGCCGGCGGTCCGATCAGGGCATCCCATTGCTGGAAGATGATCCCGTCTCGCACCGTGCGGCCGGCGTGCTGGATGTCGAAACAGATGCAGCGGTAGCCGGCCTCGGCCCAAGGCCGCGCCATATTCCCCGTCTTGTCGAACAGGAACACTGCGGTCGGTACGGTCATCACTTCCTCTACAGATAAAGCCTCAATGGCGGATGCTCGGCTCGCATATGGCAGCGGGTAGCATGAAAACGCTGTGCGGCTGCAGGCTTGGTTGACGTTGTGACGGCGCCCACTCGTCACTCCGAGCACCCGCCGTTGAAGCCGGTGGGGAAAAAGAGTGGGCGCCATACAGGCCGCCCACAAGAAAAAGCCACGCATCCGAGGCACCGGAATTTGCGTGGCTTGAGAGGGGGAGGGAGACGGTCAGTAGTCGCCGCGTCCGGGGTATGACGTGTCGATTTCATCGACGTCGGCGTCGATAATCAGTTTGGTTCCGGCGGCATAGAGCTGGAACAGTCGCCGCTCGAAGCCATACATCGGCCCGATGAATATCGCTTTCTTGGGGTCGGTCTCGTCGATCTTGACGCTGTAGACCCGACCGTCGTTTGTATCGATTCGCCAAGGGCATCGGTACCGCTCCGTTCCGAATTCCTTATCGAGTGCGATATGGGTGAACGAGCCGCTGGTTTCCACGAGGAGCGTGATGCGGTCGGGAAGGTCACACGAACACGAATACAATTGCTTGTCCGCTTGGAACTTGATGAAGTCCGCGACGAGTTCAGACAGCTTGATTTCTTCCGGCGCCGGAGCGAGCAATTCTTCGAGTTGTGACGTTACGTGCTTCTCGATCTGTTCGTTCAGACTAGCGTCGACGCGCTGCCGGATGATCTTCAGGATCAGATCGTTGTATCCGGGGATGCCGAGGTTCGAGAAATCGACCTGGACGGCCTTCTTGACGTGTTCGCTCAGCAGCTTGCCGAAATCCGAATAGCTCCGCAGCTCTTCGTCGATGATCGACGTGATTGTCTTCGACAGCTTCTCTTCGATCGCCTTTTCGATGACGCCCGCGTTGACGATATTCGAAAACGCGCTCGCGACGACTTGCTCAAGCTCTTTCATGGGCTTTCCCGTATGCGTGTGATGTTCGGGTGGTAATGGCGCAACTGCGCCAGTCAGGGATGGATTACGTGCAATAGGTTGAGGCGCAGCGCGCCGATTCGTCCCATTGCTGGGTGGTGGCGAGAACGAGCACGACGCCGATGAACACGGCAAGGCTCTTGAGCCACAGAATCAGCAGCGCTTTCACGACCACACTCCCATCAGACGCTCGATCGGAGGGGCGACGGCGCCGGCAAGCAGATAGAGCGCGCCGATTACACAGAGCGGAATCCAATCTCGATTCATGATTTGCTCCGTGCCGTGAGCATCGCGTCTGCAGCCTTGTACGCATCTGCAGCAATGGTCACCCAGTTGCCGGTTAGCACGCGTTCCTCTTCACACCATCCGTCAGCTAGTAAGCCGCACAATGCGTGCGCTGCCAGGAAATCTCGCAGAGAAGTCCGTGATCCGTTCGATCTGTCTCTCGGGATCATGTTCTTACCCGCCGGACCTTTCGCAACGTCGTACATATCGGGCATCTCGACGACATCGCCGCAAGTCAGAAAAGCGCGGAGTTGACCGACGTTCCAGCGCGTCGATCCGCCGATTTTGATCGGCTGCGGCATCGTTCCTTTCTTAACACGGTCCCACACGGTTGAAACGTTGCATGAGCAGAGGGCGGCGACGACTTTGTCGTCAACCGTCGCAGCGTCGGGCAATTCGTCGAATTGCGTCAATGTATTTTGGGTACTCATTTGATATCCCAATGTAATTAGCATAACGAATAATTGACAACGCTCAACGAAGGGCACTGGCGTTCAATGCCGTCCGATCAACGCTGTCGAAACTCTCAAGGGCGCGCACTCGGCAGGGTGCTGCTGCAGTAGGTTGGTCGGTGCGGCTCAGGCCGCGGCCGAATGCGCGCTCTTGAAAGCTGTATGTCCCGCACTTCGAGAAGCTGTCATGCGGCGGGTCGATCGGGGCATGTATGCGTCAGGGCGTGGAGCCCGGGCAACTTTTATCCCAGCAGTCAGGTTAAGGAGCGATCCGCTTGGAGCGGTGGCGCAGCGATCTGTGCTGCGTTGGATTGAATTACACCAAACGGTGAAGGGTATGTCAACACCAAACGGTGAATTTTTGCGAGGTAGCGATGGATTGGCGGTGTGGCGTACGCGGCCGGGCGGTTGTCAGATACGCTTCGGGCATCAAAAAGCCCGCTCGGGGCGGGCTTTGGGGGGGGCGCAGGCAGTTCCAGGGATCCGGAGTTATAGCTGGTTTGCTCCGGATTTTGCGGCTTGCTCTTGCTCGCCTTGTCTGGTGTCCCAGTAAGCGCGGTCTGAAATGAAAACCTTGGATTTGTCGACGGTGCCGCTTCGCATTTCGGCGTTAATTGTCACGTTTTTCCCAATCCATCGCACGGATTGATTGTTGAATGTCGCGCCGGCACCATTTTGAACGGTGCCCGACTTGGTTTGTGCTGGTGGGCCGTAACGCTGGATCAGCACGTCGATCAGCTGGGAGAAGTTCTCTGGGCCTGTCTGAAGCACGAAGGAGACTGGCTTGCCGTCTTCGATCATGACGTTGACCGCGTAGCCAAATCCGAGCTTCGGCGTGTTCCATATTGCTCCGTAGCTGTTTCTTCCGTACCCGTCGAAGCACATTCCGCTCATTTTGAAGACTGCGGAGAAGTCTGGGGTCGTCCCAATCCTGGGGCAATCGGGGAGCGTGCTGGAATCCGGGAATGGCTCGCCAAATTTGATGCCTAGAAATCCATCCGGCTCTTTGCTCCAAGTCCGTTCATGTCCTATCTGAGGCTTCTTCGCTATCGCTGACCCCGCGGCGAATGCGGCAGCACAAAAAAGTGCGAAAGATGCCTGCGCAATTGATTTTGATGCTTTTTTCATGGTCCCCGGCGAACGTTGGTTTATGTCACATGCGAATTTTTATCTTCCGCGCCGGCACTTGATGGGCGACGTAATACATCCAAGTAATTTCCTCGGGCCTGTACGTGTACGTCGCATGTTCGGAGTAACTGCCCAGCCGGATTAGTCCGTCGCGGCGTGACAGGAGGCGTTTGAGCATCGTTTCGCCCGTAGCTAGGCGGACCAAAACGTCATCCTCGATTTCCGGGTCCGTACTGGGCTCCACCAATGCGAATTCACCTGGGTTGAAGCGCGGTGCCATCGAAGTGCCGACAACCGGAGATAGGAATGCATGGGGGTCCGCCGTTGCGATTTCTGCGTATTCGTCTGTTGCTCCCACCGGATAATCCCCGTCCGTCCAAATTCTCTCAGGCAACCCGCCTTGCGCTCGCCCTACAACGAACACGCAGCGAAAGTTCTTTGTATTAATAGGATACTTCAAAAGAACCGGATGATGCGGGGCGCCTTGGGGATCGCCCGCCGCCTCGCCGTTGGTCGCCTCGATTTCTTTGTCGAGCCAGCCGGGCGGCCTATCGGGATCCCAAGACGCTTCCATCGCGCGTGCGATCTTTTCTCCAAACGACTTTCGGGACGCCAACATGTCGTTGATCTGACTGGCGGGCTTCTTCGTTCGGCGACTTACCTCGGCGAGGGTATGTTCGTCGACGAGCGTCTGGAGGTTCTGCCGGCGGATGTCGGGAAGATCTTTCATGGGCGCGATTAGAGCATGGTGAAACCATTTGGTGAATTCACTAAATGGTGTTGTTTGACTTCACCGAATGGTGTAATCTTGCGGGCATGGACCAGCTCAAAAAATTCTTGATGGCTATGCCCGTGACGGAGCGCCGAGCCTTTGCGGCGCGGTGCGGCACGAGTTACGCGTTCCTTCGCAATGTCGTTTACGGCCAACGTACGCCCGGCGAGAAGCTGTGCGTTGCGATTTGGCGGGAATCAGGTGGTGTCGTTACTCGACAAGTGCTTCGCCCGAACGACTGGCAAGACATCTGGCCCGAGCTCGCTCAACAGACGGAGATCGCATGACGTTAGAAAACCGCGATCGTGGTGCGAGGCGCCTTACCGTCCGTGATGTAGACGGTTTCGCACGACGGGCAGCGATAGTTGCCATGGCGTCCATACGGCTGCAGGGCGATCTCATTCCCCTTGCTCATGCAGGGCTGGCAAAGGTAGTGCGGGGCATCGGTGCTTCCCTCGACGTGGCTGTAGCGGTAGGCGAGCGCGCCCCCGCCAATGTCCGTCAGCGCATATTGGCCGCGACGCTCGGCGCGCGCCTTAAGTTGCTCGTTCTCATGCTCAAGAGCGGCCAGTTTCTGATCCATCGCGCGCATGTCCTGCGCCGCCTTGAGGGCTTCTTGCGTCGCCATAAGAGCGGCCTGATTGATCTCTCGGAGTTTGGTTTCGAGTTCAGCAGTCCGGGCTCCTACTTTCGCTTCATCGCGGGCACTGAGTGCGTTCTTAAGAAATTCGAACGTTGTGTTTGCTGCGCCAACAGCAGATACAAGTGAATCAATCATGGTTGTTATTTCGAAATTGTTAACGAAAACGGAGGTTGCATGAAGCGCCTGTATGCACGACTGGTCCTCTGGCTGATCCGACCGGCACTCGGCGGTGCCATTCGAACGAAGGTTGCCACGGGACTTCCGGTGTATGAAGTTCCGCGGCGCCAGGTCTAGCGATCAGCTTTTCGCCGCCTTTGCGATATCGACATTCAGCACGACGTCGACAATTCCATCGTGGCGGATTTGGAATTCGCGAGAGTGGATCAGAAGCGCACCGGGCAGCCCTTCGAAGGAGACGATGTCGCCGTAGTTGGGGGTGAATCCTGCGTGGAACTTAAGGGTATCGGGGATGTTCGTCGGGATCGGGGAGTCAGCGGTGCCGATGAAGTTAAAGGTGACTTTTGCTTCTTGCATGAGGGTTCCTCGGAAATGGTTGTGTGAGAACTGCCAATTCTACGGCGAGAGCCGGAACCCTCACCATATTGCTGTCCGCATCGAGATTCGATGCTTGAAGTTTAGAAAAATCGACCTTCAAGGTCATTCAATCAATTTTGAACGGAGTTGAGCTGCCATGAGCACGATCGAAGTTATACGGAAGCCCAGCATTGAGCGGGCATTCCGTGAGGCGCTGAGCGATCCGCGTAGTCGCGGGCCGATAGCAGAAGCACTCGGCTGGGACGACTCGCAAGTGAGCCGCTTCCTGTCGGGGAACCTTGGCGTTCCGATCAACAAAATCGACGCTGGGCTGAATGCGCTTGAGCTGCGTGTCGTCTCGCGCGAATACCTGGACGGTCTGTCGACGATGAGCAAGGTCGGCGTGAACTGCCACTGCGCGCGGGAAGGGTTCGGGGAGTGCGGCGGACGGTGGTGATGTAAGCGAAGGGCCTCGCCAAAAGCGTTTTCGATGGAGAACGCTTCTGTCTGGGTTTAGCAATCCTAAAAAATTGAAATTATGGAAACCAAGCAGATAAACCAACAGACCGACACGCGTCAACGGGATCTGGCCGTGCACGAACAGGTAAAGCGCATTGTGCGCGATACCAGCCAACACCCGACGTACCCGCGCAAGTGCTTGTCGTGTGGGGCGCTCGAATCACTAGACGGCTCGGTGCCGTGCGGTCACTGAAATGGCCCGGTTCCATTGCCGCTGCCGCCATTGCGAGACGCGTCGTGTGCTGAAGAAGCGGCCCGATGAGTACACGCGGCAGCCGCAATGCAACGTCTGCGGCAGGCGCGATTTCCGAGTCGACGCGTGGATGCAGAAGCGCAATACCCGCCTGATGGCGTGCACATGCGCCGGCTATTGGTTCTGGCATCGGCGTGGCTCGCTGTACTGCTGGCATCGAGCGGACGGCTCGACCCGATCTCCCGGCGATTCCGATTTTGCGGATCGCAATCCGCCGCCCGATGCGCTGGCGGCCTGAAATTCCCTTCTGGAGGAAACGTGGCAAAAAGCTCCGTTGAAGCATATGGCGCGCAGAGCAAGGTTACTGCGCTTGCGATGGACCCGAACGACCTCGAACTGGTCACGGACCCGTCACACCCGCTGTACGACCGTCGCGTGCATCAAGAGCCGAACCCGAAGACGGTGTTGAACTACCGTGCGATCGGTGTACGGAAGCCGGTGCTGTTCTACAAGGACCCGGAGACTGGCAAGAATCTCGTCATCGACGGCCGGACGCGGGTGATCAATGCCCGTGAACTGAATCGACAGTTGGTCGAAGCAGGGCTACCGCCGATCACGATTCCGGCTATTCCGCAGAAGGTCATTAACGATGGCGGGAAATCGTTTGCCGCCGTGATGGTTAGCACGAACGAAATCCGGAAAGAGGATTCGCCGATCAACCGCGCCGAGAAAATGGCTCGCATGCTCGACATCGGCCACACGGAAGAAACGGTTGCCCTCTTCTTCGGCGTCGAGCCGCCGACGGTTCGTCAGCAGTTGAAGCTGCTCGACTGCACGGCAGCAGTGCGCGATGCGCTTGAAGGCGACCAGATCACGGTATCGCACGCCTTGAAGCTCGCGAAGCTGTCGCCGGATCAGCAGCGCGCGAAGGTGCAGGCAGTCATTGCGGCAGCCGAGGGCAAGGAAGGTCACGCGAAGGCGCGTGCGCAGAAGGCCGAGCTGACCGGTGATGCTGCTCCGCGTATGCGAACCCGCAAGCAGATCACTGCCGAGCTGGAAAAGGCGACCGGCGAGCGCGCGGACGTGCTCCGGTGGGTGCTTGGCCTGGATGGTGACGCAGCCCCGCAGGCGGCCGCCGACGCCCGCCAGATGTCGATCGACGAGGCTGCATGAGCTTAGACGCGACAACCTGGGCGCGCCATCAGAAGGTCGGCAAGGGGCCGGCGAAATCGATCTTGATGGCACTCGCCGACTACGCGAACGAGAACTTCGTTTCCTACCCGAGCGTTGAGACCTTGGTCGCATGGACCGAGCAGGACCGTAAGACCGTGCTTGCGAACCTCGATCGCCTGAAGGAAAGCGGCTGGATCACGGACACGGGCGAGCGCGCCGGGCGTACGCGTCAGGTCGTCGTCTACCAGATCAATGTGGCTCGCGGTGTGGAAGTGAAGATCGGGCCGCGAGAGTTATTAACAGGCCCGAAATCGGAACCGTCCCAAAACCGGAACGGTTCCGAAAACGGAACAGTACCGAATTCCACCGGAAACAGTCCCAATTTCGACGGGAAACAGTCCCAAAAACCGCCGGAAACAGTCCCAAATTTGGGACACAGAACAGTAGGAACAGTAGAGAACGGTGGGAACAGTGTTGGTGCGCGCGGAACGCGCTTACCCGACGACTGGGTTTTGACCAAGGCATTGGGTGAGTGGGCGCTCGCCGAGCAACCGACGTGGACTGTCGATCACGTCCGCAAGGTTGCCGAGAAGTTCGCCGACCACTGGCGAGCCCAGCCGGGGCAGAAGGGGCGCAAGACCGATTGGGCCGCAACGTGGCGGAACTGGGTTCGCACCGAGAAGCCGCTGTCGGGGGCGCCGAGCGGCGGCGGAAAGCAGGGGGCGCTTGAGGCGAAGAACAGCGAGGTTGCCCGTCGATGGGCGTCAGGAGGTGCGGAATGATTGATTCGAATCGTGGCGCGTTTGCTGAACTGATTTCGGGCGTCTACGCATTTTACGGCCGAGAGGCATCCGATTTCGCGCTGAGTGTGTGGTGGGCGGCGATGCAGCCGTTCGATCTGGCTGCCGTACACGACGCGATGAACCGCCATTGCGTGAATCCGGACAGCGGACAGTTCCTGCCGAAGCCGGCGGACATCGTGAAGATGGTGCAGGGCTCGACGCAGGATTCCGCACTGGTTGCATGGGCGAAGGTTGACCGCGCCATTCGGTCGTGCGGCACATACAACAGCGTCGTTTTCGACGATGCGCTGATCCATCGGGTGATCGTCGAAATGGGCGGTTGGGTGTTGGTCGGAAGCAAAGGCGAAGAGGAATGGCCGTTCGTTCGGAACGAATTCGTCAACCGCTACCGCGGCTACAAGATGCGCAGCGAAACGCCCGAATACCTGCCGGTGCTGATCGGCATGGCCGAGGCACAGAACAACCGTACCGGCCACAAAAGCCAGCCGCCCGTGCTGATCGGCGATGCACGTGCTGCTCACCAGGTGATGCTCGCCGGCCAGGACAAGCCCATGCTCGGTTTCGTGCGCATGTCGCCGGAGCTGGCGGCAAATCGGCCGGTGCCGATGCTTGGTGCGGCATGACGCCCGGCGAATGTCACGAGCGGTTCATGGCCGCAGTGCGAGAAGCGCGGGCTGGTCGGAATGGCAAAGCACACGCGCTCATCACATCGGTGCGTGAACGCTTTGGGGATGCGGCAGCCGAGACGGCACGCCGTGAATTACGAAATTTCGTGGATAGCGACAGGAAGGCATGACGAAACGAACAGCTTGGCCGATGCGAGTCGAGGCCGGAACAAAGAACGTCGGGACGGCGCGCGTCCGCGAAGGTCCGCGTTCGAAGATGACGGCCGCGCAGCAAGCGATCTTTGATACGACCGGCAATCGCCCGCGAGTCGACGCCGGGTTCGACGACATTGGCGACGGGATAGATGCGGCGCCGGTCTTGACGCCGGCATACCGGCGGACCGACGCCAAGACGCGTATGCAGGCTCTTGGTCGATTGAAAGCCGGCGAGATGAACCAGACCGAAAAGCGCTACGCGGAACACTTGGAGGCGCGCAAGCAGACCGGCGAGATCGCTTGGTATCGCTTCGAGGGCATCAAGTTCCGCCTGGCTGACAACACGTTTTACACGCCGGACTTCGCCGTGATGCTGGCAGACGGGCACCTCGAAGCGCACGAGGTCAAGGGCCATTGGCAGGACGACGCGCGCGTAAAGGTCAAGGTTGCAGCGGATCAATATCCGGTGCGCTTCATCGCCGTGAAGGCAAATTCGAAGAAGGCCGGGGGCGGCTGGCAAGTGGAGGAATTCTGATGGCCGAGCGAAAAATGAGCCTCGCGCAGCGTCGCATTTGCGAGTGCCTGCAGAAAAACCCGGGTCTGGTTCAGCGCGAACTGGCAAAGAAACTTGGCATCACGGTCGAGGGCATCAAAAAGACCGTGCGGCATTTGATTGCGGGCGGCTATGTGAAGCGCGGGCGCCGTGATCGGAAAGGGGCGCTGCTGAGCCTCACCGGCAAGCCGTTCCCTCCGTCGAGCGAATGCATTCCGACGCATGTCAAACGGCAACTTGCAATCGACATTGGCATGAGTGCGTTGTTGCCGGCAATGCGTGCAATGGTCGACGTCGGGCGGGTGGCTGCATGAGCGCACTGACTCCGATGCAGCGCCTTATCGAGGAAGGTAAGGCTGTCGAGCACTCTGGCTCCGAGGTCTTCGGCTATTGGCGTGGCCACGAAATCTGGGTTCGGCGTGAAGCGACGCGGTGTATGGGCGGCTGGTACATCATCGTCAAGCATCCGGACGGCGGATACCTGTACGACGGATGGTGGGAGAAGCGCGGAGCATCGGCCGCACAAGCTGTCGCAGAGGCATTTCGCGGCGCTTGCCTTCTGGAGGCCGCATGAAGCGTTCCGCACCACTTCAACGCAGGACGCAGCTTCGTTCGACCGGCTTCAAGCGCAAGCCGGGTTCGCCGTTCAACAGCCTCGCATCGGGCTCGACACCCAAGCGGCGGGCAGCGATCAAAAGCCGGATCAAGAAACCTACTGTCGCCGAAGGTGCGAAGTATCTTGCGGCCTGCCGCGGCGAACCGTGTTATTTGCGCGTGCCTTTCGTCTGCCCATGCAACCCAAACGACGAGACAGTAGTGCCATGTCACGACAATAGCCTTGCCGCCGGGAAAGGCATGGGGATCAAGGCCAGTCACGAGCGTACGGTGCCGGGCTGCTACTGGTGCCATGCGTGGCTGGATCAGGGCAAGGCGGAGCGGTGGCAGAAAGCGGATGCGTTTCTGCTAGCGTTCGTCGAATGGGTGCCGGTGCGTGCCCGAAAGATGGGAGAAACGAATTGTCAGTGATTCTGACCGTGCAATTGCCCGCGGGCCGGCACTGCTTCAAGCGAAAGAATGGCATGGGGCCGGCGATTAGCTCCGAGATGCACCGGCCGCTTTTGACCACCGTCTACCGCATCGCTCGAATCCCGACCGTCAAGCGCCAACTGCTCACGGTCGTTGAGGTCGACGCGTTCATTCCGGAGCGACATCGGACGCACATCGCGTCGAGCGATCCGCGATGGGTAGAGCCGGGCGTCTTGCGAACGAAGGCGTACTGGGTCGACAACAAGAAGTCGCGCGTGCTCGGGCAGTTCCTTGAGAGCGGCGCACTCGAACTGGATTTGAGGGAGGCGGCATGAGCGCACACGCATACATCTTCTACGCCGACGTGCCGGAACAGTTGGTCGAGTCGGCTGTGCAGCATCGAGACAGCGAGACAGGCGCGCAGCTCATCGCGTTCGACGAATGCCCATACAGCGGCGAGATCACGGAAACGCAGCACGGCATCCAGATCGAGTACTCGTGGCCGGTCAACGTTACCTATCGGCACGCGCTCGGCGACTGGTTCACGCATCACGGCATCAGCTTCACGGTCGTCATGTAACGACGAATAACCCCGCGTCTCAAGTAAATCGAAAACAGGATGAACATGACGATCGACGAAAGCAACCAGATCGAAGAACTGCTCGGCGAATGGTACGCATGGCAGGCGGGGTACATGCCGGGGCTCGGCTACGGACGTGTCGATCCGACGTGTCGGGGATTTTCGGAATCGGATCGCTCGGTTACGGCTGACGAGCGCGCGGAAGCGGCGGATCGGAAGGCCGCCAAGCGACGGGCGGAACAGGTCGACCTGTGCGTCGACGCTTTGACGTGGCAGGAACGGGCCGCGATTCAGCGACACATGAAAGCGAAGGCGATCGGGGCGATGAACTGGGCGTGCGGAGCGAAGGTGTGGAGCGACCCGCGCAAATTCGCTTTGTCGGCGGCCCATGCGGACTACCAGAGCGCGAAAGAGGCGCTGTATCCGCGCTTGAAGCGGCGAGGCCTGTTGGCGAAGGAGCCTCAACCTGCATAAAGTGCTTGTAAACCCGATCGCGTTTCGCTATATTGACGAGGTCGGGCGCGAGGTGCGCCCAAATGAAGCCCGCTAGGTGAAAAACCTCGCGGGCTTTTTCGTTTCCGCGAGGGATTCGCATGAAGTGCAACACTACTCCTAGTCCGGCTATCACGGTGACGATCCCGCGGCTTGGATCTGGCGGCAAGTCTGGGCGTGCGCATGTCACGGTCCGATGTGAGATCGACGGTGTTGCGTATGGTGCAGTAGCCGTGATCAGCGGTAAATGTGAGTCGCCGTATATGCGTCACTTGACGCTCGACGAGCTGACCGACGCGGCATGACGCGCAAGCTATCCACATTGAAGCCGCGAGTGCAATCGATGGCTGCGTCGCGTGTTGCGACGATGGCGGCTGGATCATGGCGGGCCGGCAAGGCCGGGAGCGCAGCGCGCGGTTACGGTTACGAGTGGCAAAAGCTGAGGGCTGCGCATCTCGCGAAGCATCCGCATTGCGTGTACTGCCTGCGCGACCTCGGCATGTCGCACCTGTCGCCCGTCGACGTGGTGTTGCAGTGCGCGGAGCGCGGCATCGCGGAGCCGGTCGGCACGATTGGCGATCACATCACGCCGCACCAAGGCGACGACCGGTTGAGGCTCGACCCGGCGAACGTGCAGACCCTTTGCAAGCCGCACCATGACGGAGAGAAGGCGCGCGCCGAGCGGCGCGCTGGATATCGCACCTAGCACGGCATGCGATCCGGAGTTCTGAGAATATTTTCGGAAAATCGAGAAAATATCTTGACGGATCGATGAAATTGTGGGGTGGGGGTGTCAAAACTTTTTGACCCCCACCCGCCAAGACCGACCGTTCCCTCACGCGCAGAAAATTTCCCCTTTTCAGGATTTTGTTAATGGCTTTAACAGCGAAAAAGCGGAAGTTCGCCGATGCTGTTTTAGCCGGCAAGTCCAATAAGGACGCGGCTATCGCGGCAGGCTACAGCTCCGCGACAGCATCGGCGGCCGGGTCGCGCCTTGTTAAAGACAAGGATGTGGCCCTTTATCTCACCGCGAATCGCGTGAAGATGGAATCGAAGTCCACCGGACACGCTGAGCAGTCGCCGCCGCCACAGAAGCCGGCCGGGTTCGACCTGGACGCGATGACGAACTTCACTGACCCGAAGGCGTTTCTTATCGCGGCGATGAATGACGCGCGGACGGAGCCGAAGTTGCGGATCGACGCGGCGAAGGCGCTGATGCCGTTCGTCCACAAGCGGCTGGGCGAAGGCGGCAAGAAGGAGCAGCGTGACGAGGCTGCGAAGAAGGCGGCAAGCCGGTTTTCTCCGGCGGCGCCGCCGCGGCTCGTCGCTAACGGCGGTAAGAAGGTTGACTGATGGACTGGACAACTGCATGCCCCGATTGGGAAAGGCGACTGATTGCACGCGAGTCGATCATTCCGCCGCCGATTTTCCCCGACGAAGCTGAGCGGGCGGTCGCAATCTTCAAGGAGCTGCGGGTCACTGACCTGCCCGGAAAGCCGACGTTCGGCGAGTGCAGCGAGCAGTGGGTGTTCGATTTCGTCGCGGCGATCTTTGGCGCGTACGACGCGGAGACTGGCAAGCAACTGATCCGTGAATTCTTCCTGCTAATCAGCAAGAAGAATTCGAAATCGACGATCGCGGCCGGGATCATGCTGACCGCCGTGATTCTGTGTTGGCGCGAGGAGGAAGAACATCTGATTCTCGCGCCGACGAAGGAAGTGGCAGACAACAGCTTTAAGCCGGCGGCCGGGATGATCCGGGCCGACGAAGAGCTGTCCGAGCTGTTCCACGTCCAGGACCACATCCGTACGATCACGCACCGCGTAAGCCGAGCGTCGTTGAAGGTGGTCGCGGCCGACACTGACACAGTGTCGGGCAAGAAGTCGGGCAAGATTCTTATCGACGAGCACTGGGTTTTCGGTAAGAGGGCGAACGCTGAAGCGATGTTCATGGAGGCCACTGGAGGCCAGGTGTCGCGCGACGAAGGATGGGTCATCATCCTGACAACGCAAAGCGACGAGCCGCCCGCAGGTGTGTTCAAGGAGAAGTTGCAGTATCACCGCGACGTCCGCGACGGCAAGATCGCTGACCGGAAGTCGCTCGGCGTGCTGTACGAGTTCCCGGCAGAGATGGTCAAGTCAAAAGCCTATCTCGATCCGGCCAACTACTACATCACGAACCCGAACCTCGGGCGATCGGTCAGTGCGGAATGGCTGGAGGATCAACTCACCAAGAACCGGGCGAAGACGGACGGATCGTTTCAACAGTTCATCGCGAAGCACCTGAACATCGAGATTGGCATGAATCTCCGGTCCGACCGTTGGGCCGGCGCCGATTTCTGGATCGGAGCCGCGCTCCCTGAGCGTGTCAGCTTTGAAGATCTGCTCGATGCGTGTGAGGTGATCGCGCCTGGTGTTGACGGCGGCGGCCTCGACGACTTGCTCGGGTTGGCTGCCGTCGGTCGGATGCGCGGAACGCGGAACCAGCTCGCCTGGGCGCACGCGTGGGCTCATCCATCTGTACTCGAACGCCGGAAAGAAATTGCTCCGGCGCTTCACGATTTTGAGAAAGCGGGCGATCTGACGATCGTGTCTCGGATCGGCGAGGATGTAGTGCAGGCGGCCGAGTATGTGGCGCGTATCGAGCGCGCGGGGTTGCTGTATAAGGTCGGCGTTGACCCGGCGGGCATCGGTGCCATCCTCGACGCGCTCGCGGCCATGAAGGTACCCGAAGACAAGGTGATCGGCATCTCGCAGGGGTGGAAGCTTTCCGGGGCCATCAAGACGACGGAACGGCGCATCGCGGCAGCATCGGGGCAGCGAATCGAGGGCGACGAGGCTCCGGATGGCGCGCTGTATCACGGCGGCCAGCCACTGTTGACGTGGGCTGTCGGAAACGCGCGCGTCGTGCCGGTCGGCAACGCCGTGAATATCACGAAGCAGGTGAGCGGGACGGCAAAAATCGACCCGCTGATGGCGTTATTCAACGCCGTGTCGCTTATGGCGCTCAATCCGCCCGCGCAGGGCCAATCGGTCTACGAATCGCGCGGCATTCGTTTTCTCTGAGGTGAGAATGGGTTTGTTCGATTTCTTCCGGCGTGAACGTCAGCCGGAGGCCCACGCTCGCCCTGTGGAGCCGTCATTTCACGCATCGACGGCCGCTGCTGCGCCGCTGCCTGCCGAGACATTCAACGGGCTCGACGATCCCCGGCTGCTTGAGTACATCCGCCGGGGTGAGCTTGACGGCGGCGCAGGTCACGGCGCGCGGGCCTTGAGAAACATGGCCGTCCTGCGCTGCGTGACCCTGATCTCGGGGACGATCGGCATGTTGCCGATGAACCTGATCAGCAGCGACGACAGCAAGCAGGTGCAGTCGGACGATCCGGCGCATCGGTTGCTGAAGTACAAGCCGAACGACTGGCAGACGCCAATGGAGTTCAAGAGCCTGATGCAATTGCGCGCGCTGCTTGACGGTCAGTCGATGGCGCGCGTGATCTGGTCCGGCAATCGGCCGATTCGCATGATCCCGATGGATCGAGGATCGGCGAAGCCGAAGCTGACCGCGGCGTGGCAAATCGTCTACGACTACACCACGCCAGGTGGTGACGTGGTGACACTGCCGGCGCGTGAGGTGTTCCACCTCCGCGACTTATCGCTCGACGGCATTAATGGGATTTCGCGCGTGAAGCTTTCGCGCGAAGCGCTCGAACTGGCAGAGCAGGCCGAGAGGGCGGCGTCGAGAACGTTCCGCACCGGCGTGATGGCTGGCGGTGCAATCGAGTTTGAGAAGGATCTGTCCGACGCAGCCTACAAGCGTCTGAAGGAGTCGCTCGCAGAAAACCACTCGGGGGCGGAAAACGCGGGAAGTTGGATGCTCATCGAGGAGGGCGGAAAGTCGAAGCAATTCACTGCGACGGCCGTGTCGGCGCAGCAGATCGAGAATCGGAACCATCAGATCGAAGAAGTCGCGCGCATGTACGGCGTGCCGCGCCCGCTCTTGATGATGGACGACACGAGCTGGGGCAGCGGGATCGAACAGCTTGCGATCTTCTTCATTCAGTACGGCCTTTCGCACTGGTTCGTGTCTTGGGAGCAGGCAGCGGCGCGGTCGTTCCTGCCAGACAAGATGCTCGGCCGGCAGCAATTCAAATTTAACGAGAGCGCGCTGTTGCGCGGTACGTTGAAAGACCAGGCCGATTTCTTGGCGAAGGCTCTCGGCGCTGGCGGGCATTCGCCATGGATGAAGCAAAACGAAGTCCGCGAGACGTTGGACCTGCCTCGCGTCGACGACCCGGTTGCCGATCAGCTCCGGAACCCGATGACACAGAAACCGAAGGGAAGTGGCGATGAGCCTCCTCAAACTGCCTGAGATCAATTTTCAGCGCCCGAGCACGCAACTCCAGTTTGGCATCGCACCGAAGGCGATGACGCAATGGAACGCGTCGATCCAGGCGGCGACCGACTCTGGCGAAGCGAGCATTTCGATTCTCGACGTCATCGGGCAGGACTATTGGACCGGTGAAGGCGTCACGTCAAATCGAATCGCTGGCGCGCTCCGCGCAATCGGCCCGAACCCGGTGACGGTGAATATCAATTCGCCTGGTGGCGACATGTTCGAGGGCGTCGCTATCTACAACATGCTGCGCGAGCACGCTGGACACGTCACGGTGAAGGTGCTCGGCATGGCAGCGTCGGCGGCATCGATCATCGCGATGGCCGGCGACACCATCCAGATCGGTCTGCCGGCCTTCTTCATGGTGCACAACGGCTGGATCGTAGCGGCCGGCAACAGGAACGATTTCCGCGAACTCGCCGACTGGATGGAGCCATTCGATACTGCGATGGCTGACGTCTATTCGGCGCGGACAGGCATCGCAGCCGCAGACGTGCGCGCGATGATGGACAAGGAAACGTGGGTCGGCGGTAGCGCGGCAGTCGATAAGGGGTTTGCAGACGATCTGCTCGACAGCGAGCAGATCAAGAAGGGTGAGAAGACGCAGGCGGCCGCTGTGCGGCGCCTGGAGTCGGCATTGCGCTCGTCCGGAATGTCGCGCGCCGATGCGATGAGCCTGATTTCACAGTTCAAGTCCGGCCCGAGCGATTCGGTCGGCACCAGCGGCCTGAGCGATTCGGCAGCTAACGAAAGTGCAGCAATGCTGCGGAATCTCTATCAACCTCTGAAGGGGTAACAATGGACGCACAGATCAAAGAAGCAATTGAAAGCGCAAACCGGACGTTCGCGCAGTTCAAGGAAGCGAACGATAAGCGAATCGACGCGCTCGAAAAAGGTCTGCCCTCGGCGGACGTGACGGCCAAGGTCGAGAAGATGGGCGACGCGCTCGAATCGCTGCAGGCGGCGATCGACGAGCACAGCGTGAAGATGGCGGCGTTGCAGATGGGCGGCGACGGCAAGCAATTGCGCGACGCCGAGTACACGGACGCGTTCCGCGCGCACGTGAAGAAGGGCGAGATCAACGCCGCGCTGAACAAGGGCGCCGACGAGCAAGGCGGCTACCTGACTCCGGTCGAATGGGATCGCACTATCTCCGGCAAACTGGTGCTGATCTCGCCGATGCGCCAGTTGTGCCGCGTCCAGTCGGTTTCGAAGGCCGGGTTCTCGAAGCTGTTCAACATGGGTGGCACTGCGAGCGGCTGGGTCGGCGAATCCGACCCGCGCCCGCAGACCGGCACGGGTACGTTCAAGTCGCTCGCGTTCTCGTCGGGTGAAATCTACGCGAACCCGGCGGCGACGCAGCAGATCCTCGACGACGCGGAAATCGATCTCGAGTCGTGGCTTGCGACCGAGGTGCAGACCGAGTTCGCAAAGCAGGAAGGCAAGGCGTTCCTTGCCGGCGACGGCAAGAATAAGCCGAGTGGCCTGCTGACTTACGTCGCGGGCGGCGCCAATGCGGCTGCGCATCCGTTCGGTGCGATCGAGGTCGTGAATAGCGGAGCTGCCGCCGACATCGCGTCGGACGGCATCATCGATCTGATCTACGACCTGCCGAGCGCCTTCACGGGCAACGCGCGCTTCACGATGAACCGGAACACGCAGCGTTCGGTGCGCAAGCTGAAGGACGGCCAGGGCAATTACCTGTGGCAGCCGTCGTTCGTTGCAGGCCAACCGGCGACGCTGGCCGGTTATCCGGTTACGGAAGTGCCGGATATGCCGGACATTGCGGCGAACTCGACGCCGGTCCTGTTCGGCGACTTCCAGCAGACGTACCTGATCGTCGATCGCATCGGTGTGCGCGTGCTGCGTGACCCGTACACGGCGAAGCCGTACGTGCTGTTCTACACGACGAAACGTGTCGGCGGCGGTCTGCTGAATCCTGAACCGATGCGCGCGCTGAAGATCGCGGCAGGCGCATAAACAGTCGATCAGCGGGGAGTCGGGTATTGAGGGGCGTCTAGCGGCGCCCCTTTCTTTTTTCTACAGGAGAAATCGTATGGCGACGCTGATCAAGCCGTTCAAGGGCGTGAAGAACGGCGAAATCTACCCGACCGAGTTCAAGGTCGGGGACGAGTGCCCGGAAGAGCTCGAAGACGGCGCCCGCGCATTCGGTGCGCTGGAGGGCTCGGAAGAGAAGAAGCCGGCCGCATCGAAGAAGTAAGCGATGGCGCTCGTCGAACTGAAACTGGCGCTGGGCTTTCTGCGGCAAGACGCTGGCGTCGAGGACGACGTGGTTCAAGTGCTACTCGACGGTGCAACGCAGTCGGCGGTCGACTACCTGAATCGTCAGGTGTTCGAGTCCGCGGAGGTGATGGAAGCGGCGATCGCCGCGGGAACCGCGGGTGATAACCCGATGGTGGTCAACGCCGCTATCAGGGCGGCGATCCTGAAAACGACGGGGGAACTGTATGCGAACCGCGAGGATTCATCCGTCGGCACTGTGGCAGAACTGCCGTTCAATGCGCGGACGCTTTTGCGCCCTTGGCGAATCGTTCCGGGGGTGTGATGAACGCAGGAAAACTCAAGCGCCGAGTGCGTATCGACCGCCTCGATCCTGATGCGCAGGACGAGTACGGTCAGGCAGTGCCCGCATGGAAATCGCTTGGCACCGTCTGGGCATCGATCGCGCAAAAGTCTGGATTGGCAACGATCAGCGGAAGTGCGGAGGTTGGCGAAACGAAGGTGTCGATCCGAGTCCGATACCGCACCGATCTGCACGAAGGCATGCGCGTGACGCTGGTTTCACACGTCAACGGCCAGCCGGTAGACGGCGAGCAATTCAAGGTCGATGCAGTGCTGGTCGATCACGCCAAGCGCGAGCATACCGACTTGGTGTGTCTGGGGGTTGATCGTGGCTAGTGCAGAAACAATCACGACGGCAGCGCTGGCAGCTCTCGCGCCAATCAAGGTGTATCCGGACGTAGCTCCTGCCGGGTCGGTCGCGCCGTATGTCGTCTATCAGGCGGTCGGCGGGAAAGCGATTTCTACGCTCGACAACGAGTCGGACGACCTACAAAACTGCCGCATGCAGATTGCCGTGTGGAGTCCGATCAAGGGCGAATCGGTGACGGTAATGCAGGCGGTGCGCAGGGCGATGATGGTGGCCGGTGGAATTCCGATTGGCGCGCCTGTCTCCGAGTACGAGGCCGGGACGAGGATGTACGGCCGTCGTCTCGATTTTTCAATTTGGTATAGGGAGTAAGCAATATGACAAGCATTGCGTTTAACGCGCAGAAGTCCAAGATTTCTGTTGACTCGCAGGCGGTTCCGAATGGCGATGTGCCGGTATGGACTCAGATCAAAGGCGTGAAATCGATTGGCGGCTTTGACGGGGCCGCCAACGTGATCGATATCTCTGACCTCGATTCGACCGCGAAAGAGAAGATGCAGGGCCTGCAAGACAATGGCGATTGTCAACTCGAGGTCAACCGAAACTTCAAGGACCCGGGCCAGATCGCCGTCAAAAAGATGCAGGGTACGCAGGAGACGCGCACTTTCAAAATCGAGTTCAACGACGGCAACAAAACGATTCACACGTTCAAGGCCTTCGTCGCCAGCTTCGGCCAGTCGCTGGGCGTGGACGCGGCAGCGACCTCGACCATCAAGCTGACCATTAGCGGTGACGTGATCGAAACGGTCGGCCCGTAACATCTGATCGTCAAATAGAGACAATCTGCGGCGCGATTCGAATTACGTGCCGCCAATAGATTTAAGAGGACTGCAAAATGCTTACCCGTGAAATGATCCTCGCTGCGCGCGACCTTGACTCGGAAGTCGTCGAGGTTCCCGAGTGGGGTGGTGAGGTTCGTGTGGGCGTCATGAGCGGCGCGGCACGCGAAAAGATGATGGATGCGCTGTCCGAGCCGCGCAAGGTGTCTGAATTCCACGCGCTCATGCTGGCGGGCACGCTTGTTGACGAGAGTGGCGCGCCGATCTTCGGCGAATCCGATCTCGTGGCGATCGCACACAAAAACCCGGAAGTGCTCGGCCGACTGGTTGACGTTGCGATGCGAATCAACAAGATCGGCGCTGGTGCAGTGGAGGCCGAAGAAAAAAACTCCGAAGCCGCCACGAACGCCTCTTCTGGTTCCGGCTCGCCCGCGAGCTCGGAATGAGCGTGCGGCGCTGCCAGCAAGAGGTGAGCAGCGCTGAATTCGCAGAGTGGATGGCCTATTCGCAGATCGAGCGGTTCGGGCCGCAGATGGACGATTTGCGGATGGGCAACGTGGCGGCGGCGATTTACAACGTCAACCGTGACACAAAGACGTGTCCGGATGCATTCGGACCAGCGGATATTTTCGGATGGATGGAACGGCCGAAAGAAGTGCCGCGAGTGATCGAAGACACCGACGAATACGTGTTGGAGATCGGTGCGCTATTTGGTTCGAGGTTGAAGCGTGCCCCTCAAGATCGAATATCAGAATAAAGATGGCTTTCGCGAATTGCTAAACGGCATGGGTCGAGCGTTTGCCGAATCGACTTTGCGTAAAGCGGCGGCTGCTGGTGCGACGGTCGTGAAAGAGGAGGCGAAGTTTCACGCTCCGCGCGGGCCTCTACCTCACCATCAAGGGCCGCAGAAATTCCCGATCGGTTTCGGCGCCGACAACATCATCGTGGCTTTCAACGAGGAAAGGTCTGTCGGCGGGAAGATGGCGACTTACATGGTGACGTTTGCGAAGGATGCGTACTACCTGCGCTTCTACGAATACGGCACCAGCCAGATGGCAGCGCGCCCATTCTTTCGCCCCGCAATCGAGGCGACGCACGGATTGGTGAATACGCGGATCGATAGCGTAATCGAGGAAGAATTGCGCAAGGCCGGCGTGATTACGTAGTGCGGCAGCACAAGGAATAGACGATGGCGAACGGAACGCAATACAACATCACAGTCAACGCTGATGGCGTTTCGACTGCCCTCGAGCGGGCGCAGAATAGCTGGGAAAAATTCTCGGTTGCGGTCGATCTTGCGGGGCAAAAAGCGATCGCGTCGCAGAAGGGGCTTGAGGAGGCGACGCGAAACGGGGCCGCCGAAACGGTGCGAGCACAGCGCTCGGTCAAATCGTTCATGGAATCGCTCGTCCAGCAGGCCGCAACAGCCGGGATGACGAGCGAGCAAATGCTGCAGCTGCGCGCTGCCCAGCTTGGCGTTGCAGATAGCGCGGCACCGCTGATTGCTCAGGCCAAGGCAGCGCGCGAAGCAATGCAGGCGCAGGCCGCGGCTGCTCAGGCGTCGGCTGCCGCTCAAATGTCGGCGCAAAGGGAGCTGACGGCGGCGCAAGCAAACTCGCTGGCGCAGCAGACTGCTGCTGCTGATCTGGCGGCGCAGGCTCAGGTCGCGACGGGCGCGCAACGTGATCAGCTGCTGCGGGCATCGGCTGCTGCAGCGGCCGCTCAACAGGCCGCTGACGCTCAGGCTGCGTCGGCTCAGATGCGGTTGAATGCGGCGAACGATGCGGCCGCCTTTGACGCGGCGAAAGCAAAAGAGGTGGCCGACGCGCGTGCTGCAGAGTTTGCGAAATCAGCAGCAGCCAAGGCGAATGCGGATCTGCAACGGGCGATGGCAACGGGCACCGCGGCCCAGCAGGCTGCCGCACAACAAACGGCTGCAGCTGCCGCGCAACGTGCCCAGGCGGCGATCGCAGCGGCGGCTGCATCGTCATCGGCTGCGCAACAGGCTGCGTCTCAGGCGGCCGCATCGAGGCAGATCGCAGATCAACAGGCCGTAGCTGATGCAGCGGCGCGCGCGCGTCAGCAAGCGCTTGGCGGCGCTGGTGGTGGGGCGAATCCCAATGGCGGGATCAGCGATGCGCAACGTGCGGCTGCTATGCGGATGATGCCGGCGCAATTCACCGATATCGTTGTGCAGTTGCAGGGTGGCGCGAACCCCTTGACGGTCATGCTGCAACAGGGCGGGCAGATCAAGGATATGTTTGGCGGGATTAAGGAAGCCGCCAAAGGAATGGGCTCGTATTTGGTCGGGCTCTTCAATCCTGTCACGCTCGGCGTTGCCGCGGTAATCGGCAGTCTGGTTGCGGTCGGCGCGGCGATGTATGTGGCGCACGACGAAACAAAAAAGCTCAACTCAGCGCTCGCGCTGTCTGGCGGCTATGCGGGCGTCACGGCAGGCCAGATCAACGTGACGGCGCAGTCGCTGTCCTCGCTGAAAGGCGGCGAAGGCGCAGCGGTTGACGTGCTCACGGCGCTTGTAAAAACCGGGCAGGTGGGCGGTGCCGCGATGGAGTCGGCGGGCCGTGCAGTCATGGACTTTGCTCGCGTCTCGGGGGAGTCGGCCGACAAGGTCACATCGCTGATGCAGCCGATGTTCGAGGACCCGACCAAGGGGGCGGCAAAGCTCAATGAAACGATGCATTTCTTGACGATCGCGCAATACGATCAGATCAAGGCGATGCAGGAGCATGGCGATAAGGCGGGCGCGCTGAAAGTCGCGATGGATGCGATGGACGCGAGCATTACGTCGCAGACGACGCAGTTGGGCTATCTGGCGCAGGCGTGGAAGTGGGTCAAAGAGCAAGCCAACGGTTTTTGGCGTGCGATGGTCGATTGGGGCAAGACAGATACCGTCGAGGAGGTCGGCAAGAAGCTCCAAAAAGACATCGATGACCTGCAAAAGAGAATCAACACCGAATGGGCCGGGCAAAGTAAGAGCGGATACAAGTGGCCCGGCCAGAAGGCTCAGGAAGAGCGCTTGGCCGCGATGAAGGCGGACCTAGCCAAGCACCAGGAAGAGGCGGCGAAGGCGCAGCGAGCAGCGCAACAGAAGGCTGAGCGCGACCAGGCGGCACTCGACCACATTGCCGCAACGAACGAATCATTCCGGGTTGCCGATAACGCTGCGAAGCGTAAGAAGAAAATCGATGACGCGAACGCTACGTTCAAGACCCGCAGCGAAGCCCTCGACAAAACCTCGCCGGATTACGCGTCGAATCTAAAGGCTGCGCAGGAGCTTCGCGATGCAACGATCGCGGCCGCCGAGCATGATTTTAAGGACCCGAAGACACCGAAACCTAAGCACGAGAAAGCCGTAACGAATGACGCATCGCAGCGGATGATCATCGACGCGGAAAGGGCAACTGCGGCGCTCGACCTGCAGCTCAAAACGCAGGAGAAGCTTGGGGAGTGGGCGAAGAAGCGTGCTGAATTTGAGCAGCAGATTGCTGGGATTCAAGCGAAGTCGGAGGGCAAGCGGACAGCCGATGAAAAGGCGCTTTTGCTCAACAAGGCTGCGGTCATGGCGAGTCTCGACGCGGCCGTTGCCAAAGAGCGCGAGGTGCAGTCGCAGGAAAAACTCAATAAGCTGAAAGAGCGGTCGGCGCAGCTTGATGCGGATATCGCCAGCTATCAGCAAGGTAACCGCGAGCAGTACGACCGCCAGCTTGGTGCGCTCGGCATGGGCAAGGAACAGCAGCAGCGCGTCGAGGCGCAGAAGGCGATTTACAAGCAGTACCAGCGTGAAACCGAGAAGCTGAACAAAGAGACGGCCCCCGAGTTGATCGGCGGAACTGAGCACCAGGCGGCGCTGGCGAAAATACAGGCCGGGCTGCAACAGTCGCTTGCCGACTATGACGCTTACTACGCGGCGTTGAAGGAAAAGCAGGGTGATTGGGTGCTCGGGCTGAAACAGGGATGGGCCGACTACATCGATCAGCAACAAAACGTGTTCCAGCAAACGGCGAGCATCGTCAACAACGCGACGAACGGAATGGCTGACGCGTTCGCTAAGTTCTGCGAGACCGGGAAGCTAGATTTCAAGTCGTTGGCTACATCGATCATCGCTGACATCGCGCGCATGCAGGCGCGCGCAGCGGTGTCGGGCCTGTTCAATTTCGCGATCGGTGCGGTTTCGTCATTCTTCGGCGGTGCAACGGGCGGTACGAGTGCGCTGTCCGGGATTGGTGGTGACACGATCGCTGGAAGCGTCGCAAGTTCAACTTCTGGAATGGTTGGCGGAAATGTGTTCGGCTTTCACGCAGACGGCGGCGCAATTCGTGGCCCGGGCACGGGAACATCCGACTCGATCCCCGCGATGCTGTCGAACGGCGAATACGTCATCAAGGCATCCGCCGTGCAGCAAATTGGCATCCCGGCGCTCGATGCGATCAACAGCGGGCGCGCAGTGCATTCAGCGGCGCGTTTCGCAACTGGCGGCGCAGTAGGCTCTGCCTCTACATCTACCTTCAATCAGCAGGGCGGCAGTATGTCGCTGAATATTCCGGTGACGATCGAGGGCGGTTCTGGAGACGCGTCGCAGGTGATGGCGAGTGCTGAATTCGTGAAGCGGCTCGCGCAGATGGTGCAGGGATTGATCGCGGCCGAGAGTCGTCAAGGCGGCTCGCTCTGGAAACTCAGAAACGGGATCGGGTGATGACCGACACATTTATCTGGTCGCCGACCGTGCAGGGGTTCGGTGGTGACACGACGCTGCGTGTGCGCAAAGCGCAGTTCGGTGATGGGTACGCGCAACGCGTGGCTGATGGGCTGAACAACCGGCAATCGACTTACAACCTTCGCTTTGTCGGCAAAGCGGACAAGATTGCCGCCATCCTCGCATTCCTTGACGCGCACGCCGGGGCGGTCTCGTTCTATTGGACGCCGCCGCTTCGGCCGCAAGGGTTGTTCGTGTGCGAGAAGTACGCGGAACCGACGAAAGAGGGTGACGTGTACACGATCACGGCGCAGTTCGAACAGACGTTCGCACCATAGGATTCGAAATGGCAGAGCTTCAGAAAATCAATCTCGGAACGGCGCCTGCTGGACGAGACGGCGATCCCGCGCGGACCGCCAATCAAAAGATGAACGACAACGTCGATGTGCTGTCGGCGCAGTCGGCCTTGACGACAGCCCCGATGATCACTGCCTCGCGGACGCTGACGTCGGATCATATCGGCCGGCGAGTGAGCATCAGCATCGCCGCTGACGGCGGCGTTGTGAAGCTCATCGCGGCAGCGAAGTGCGAGCCGGATGCGATTGTTTGGCTCATAAATACCGGAGCGAAGCGTGTAACCCTTGCCGCTGAGGACGGTTCGGGTGATTCGTTGGCCCTCGCCGGGTTGAATCCCGGCGAAGGTGCGGTTCTGGATTCCGATGGCGTGAGTGCTTGGCGAGTATTGCTTCGTGGTCGGTCAAGCGGAGCGTCCGAGACGATCGAGGGTGATTTGCGCGTCATGGGCGCAGCGACATTCGATGCTCGGCCGACGTTTGCAGGGAAGGTGCCTTACGACAACGGGAACCTGTCACCCGTGGATACGAAATCCGACCAATCGATCGGAGGCAAGAAGGATTTCTCGCAGCGGCCGACGTTCGCAGGAAAGGTTCCGTGGGACTCAGGCAACTTGAATCCAGCAAACTATGCTGGGGTGGGCGGTGCAACATTTATCGGAGGCATTACTTCGACGTATGGTCCTTCGTATTGGGGGTCCGCGATTTTCGTGTCAGGAGAACTGGGGGGCGCGTTCGTTGAATGGCCCAAAACCCCAACCGCTCTGCGGATGGAGTGCGGTCAGAATGGTGCCGCGTATAAGTGGCTACATGCGCAGCACAGCGGAGAGCGGGATCTCGCTGCGGTTGGGGTGTATGCAGGTGGTTCCGCATCCTCAATGCCCTCCATCTACTTCTCGCTGTTTGGCAGCCAGAATCAATTCCAATTCTATGCGAACGGTAACGCTACGTTCTCCGGTGCGTTATCGCAGTACTCGGACTACCGCATCAAGACAAACGTTGAAGAGATCGATCCTGATCGAGCGTTGATGACGGTGTGCGATTCGCGGCCGGTGGAATACGATCGTATCGACATGTCGGGTACGGGACGAGCGGCGGGCTACATTGCTCACGAGCTGCAAGAGCACTTTCCGCTGTTGGTGAGCGGACGGAGAGATGCGGTTAAGGACGAGATGCAGGATTTCTCGACGGGACCACAGTTGCCTCCGAAGAAGGTTCCGGACCTGCAAGGCGTGAATTACATTGGGATGATTCCCTACCACTCTGCGGCGATTCGCGCGCTCAAATCTCAATTGGCTGCCGCCGTGAGACGAATCGAAGAGTTGGAGCGACGAAATGATCACGGGTGACATACAAAGTCTTGAGCCGGGGCAGCTCTTCGAGGGGTTCGAGGTCGACTGCACGACGATCGGCGGCGACGTGCTGCGCTTCCACGGACATCTGCAGTCAGCGTCGATCGTGTGGCAGGGCAATGACTATCGTGCGTGGCCGATCACTGCGGCCGGATTCGAGCGCACATCGGATGCTCGGCAGCCGTCGCCGACGCTGACGGTTGGCGATATCAACGGAACCATTTCCGCGCTTTGTGTGGCGCTTGGCGATCTGGTCGGCGCGAAGGTGTTCCGGCGCCGTACGTTGGCGCGCTATCTCGACGCGGTGAATTTCCCGGGGGGAAACCCGACCGCAGACCCGAACGAACAATTTCCTGTCGAGCAATGGCGCATCGAACAGAAGAGCGACGAGCAGCCCGGTCAGCAGGTCGAATTCACGTTGTCGTCGCCGCTGGATTTCGGCGGGCAGCAGCTGCCGAATCGTCAGGTTGTGGGAATGTGCCAGTGGAGATACCGTGGCCCGGAATGCGGATACACGGGCGCGGTCTATTTCGACAAGACCGACAACCCGGTGAGCGATCCGGCGCTCGATCGGTGCAGCATGAAGATAAGCGGTTGCGAGCGCCGATTCGGGGTGAACAACCCGCTTCCGTATGGTGGCTTCCTCTGCGACACGCTGTCGTAATCTTCGATCAACCTCATTTCACGGACCCGCCAGCTGGCGGGTTTTTTTATGGATGAACGAATCAGGCAAGCGATTGCCGATCATGCGCTCGCTGAGTATCCGCGCGAGTGCTGCGGGCTCGTCGTGCGGACCGAGGCGGGCGACATCTACATGCCTGGCCGAAATATCGCAGCGGCGCCGACAGAGCAATTCGCGCTCGCGCCGGAGGACTACGCCGCCGCCGAGGACGTTGGCGAAATCATCGCGTTCGCACACTCGCATCCAGGCAGAACGGCGCAGCCGAGTATGGCGGATCGCGCGCTATGTGAACGTGCAGGCATCGCGACGTGGATTATCGCTTCGCTCGGGGTTCAGGCCGACGGATCGATCGGCATAGACGACTGGTGCGAATTCGGGCCGAGCGGCTATGTTGCGCCGCTCGTCGGCCGGGAATTCGTACATGGCGTGCATGACTGTTACACGCTCATTCGCGACTGGTATCTCGCGGAACGTGGTGTTGCACTGCCGGATTTCGAGCGCTCGGACGGGTGGTGGAACGACGGGCGGTCGAATCTCTATGTCGCCCACTACCAGGAAGCTGGCTTTCTCGATATTGGTCGCGACGCGGAGCTCGCGGCCGGGGACGTCTTGCTGATGCAGATCCGCAGCAAGAACGGCGTACCCAATCACGCGGGAGTGTACTTGGGCGAGGGGCTGTTTCTGCATCACATGCACGGCCGCCTGTCGGTGCGCGCGGTATGGGGCGGGATGTGGGCGGACAGTTGCACGTCCGTCCTGCGATATGCGGGGGATTCGTAGTGAGCGAGAAATTGCGAGAGGTGAGGCTTTACGGGATCGCAGGCGCGCGGTTCGGGCGCGTGCATCGATTGGCCGTGTCGTCGACAGCCGAGGCCGTGCGTGCGCTTTCGGTGCTCATCCCGGGCTTTCGGCAATTCCTGCTCGAATCGCGGGACAAGGGGCTGACGTTTGCCGTGTTCAACGGACGTCGGAACCTGAGCGAAGACGACCTCGACAGCCCGGTCGGCGAGGACGCAATTCGCATCGCGCCGATGATCATCGGCAGCAAGAGCGGCGGGTTGTTCCAGACGATTTTCGGAGCCGCGCTGATGGCCGTGGGCGCGATCGCGTCGTTCTATGGGCAACCGTGGGGCGCGCAACTGATGGGATTGGGTGCGTCGATGGCGCTGGGCGGCATCGTACAGATGCTCAGCCCGCAACAAGCCGGGCTCGCGGGAGTGGCCGACAACGGCACGTCCTATTACTTCAATGGGCCCGTGAACAGTTCCGCTCAGGGCGAGCCGGTGCCGCTCGTTTACGGCGAAATGACTGTCGGCTCGAAAGTGGTCAGTTCCGGTATCTATGCAGAGGATCAGGCATGAGAAGACTGTACGCCGAGCCCGGGCTGATGCGCATGCGCGGGTCGAAGGGCGGTGGCGGTGGCGGCAGTGGAAGCGAATCCCCCGATAGCCTCCATTCAGTTGCCCGCGCAAAGGTGCTGGACATCATCTCGGAGGGTACGATTGTCGGGCCCGTCAAAGGCATGCAATCGGTGTTTCTCGACGGCACGCCGATCCAGAATGCCGACGGCTCGATCAATTTCCAGAACTACAGTGTCGACGTTCGAACGGGAACGCAGGACCAGGACTATTTGAGCGGCTTCCCGGAGGTTGAACGTGAGACGGCGGTCGGCGTTCCGCTGACGTCGGATGCGCCGTGGGTGAGGCAGGTACAGAACGCGCAGCTCACCGCGGTGCGAATCCGTTTTGGCGTGCCGGCGCTTCAGCGCTCGGACGCGTCGTCCGGCAATATCACGGGTCACCGCATTGAATATGCGATCGACCTGTCAGTGGACGGCGGATCGTACGCTCAGGTTGTAGCAGGCGCGTTCGACGGAAAAACGACATCGCTCTACGAGCGATCGCATCGGATCGAACTGCCGCGCGCGAAAACCGGGTGGCTTGTGCGCGTGCGGCGGATCACGCCGAATGCTCACAGTTCGACGATCGCGGATGCCGTAAATATCGAAGCGATTACCGATGTCATCGATCGCAAGTTGCGTTATCCGATGACTGCGCTCGTTGGCATGACGTTCGATGCGCGATCGTTCTCGCAGGTGCCTGTTCGTTCGTATCACGTGCGCGGGCTGATTATCCGTGTGCCGTCGAACTACGATCCGGAAACGCGCACCTATTCGGGCGTGTGGGACGGCACGTTCAGGATGGCGTGGTCGAACAATCCGGCGTGGGTGTTCTACGACCTGCTGTTGAACGAGCGATACGGTCTCGGCAAGAACGTCGACGCGTCGATGATTGACAAGTGGGGACTGTACGAAATCGCGCGTTACTGCGATGTGATGGTGCCGGACGGGAAGGGTGGTCTCGAGCCGCGCTTTGCATGCAACTGCGTGATCCAGTCGGCGGCCGACGCGTTCAAGGTGCTGCAGGATCTCGCGGGCGTGTTTCGCGGGATTGCGTACTGGGGACCAGGCGCGGTCGTCGCATCGGCGGACATGCCGTCCGATCCAGTCTATGTGTACACCGCGGCGAACGTGATCGGCGGCACGTTCAGGTACGTCGGCAGCGAGCGCAGGACGCGATATACGGTGGCGCTCGTCAGCTACAACGATCCGACGAACCAGTACAAGCAAGCCGTCGAGTCGGTGCAGGACGACGACGGTATTGCGCGCTACGGCGTCGTCAAAACACAAGTGACGGCGTTCGGCTGCACGTCGCAGGCGCAGGCACATCGGCTCGGGCGTTGGCTGCTTTTGACGTCGCGATATGAGACCGGCACGGTGTCGTTTCAGGTCGGGCTTGACGGTACGCTCGTTGGCCCCGGCCAGGTCATCGCGATCGCTGATCCGCGAAAGGCCGGGCGGCGTATCGGCGGTCGCATTCGATCGGCGGCCGGTGACGTCATTACGTTGGATAAGGCGCCGACGGTGGCGCCGGGCGACCGATTCACGGCGATCCTCTCGTCGGGCATCGCGCAGTCACGTGCCGTCAAGTCGGTCGCCGGCGACACGCTGACCTTGGCGGATCGCTTCGATGCTGATCCGGTGTCCGGCGCGGTGTGGATGCTTGAAAGCCGCGAACTGGGTGCGCAGCTCTACCGCGTCGTCAGCGTGCAGGAGAGCGACGACGACGGGCAGATTGCCTACACGATCAACGCGACGCAGTACGAGCCGGGGAAGTATGCGGCGATCGACGACGGCGCGCAGATCCAGCAGCGACCGATCACGGTCATTCCGCCGTCCGTACAGCCGCCGCCGACGAACGTACGCCTGTCGACGTATTCCGTGGTCGATCAGGGCATCTCGAAAACGACGATGGTGATCGCCTGGGACGCTGCGGACAAGGCGGTCCGCTATCTCCCGGAGTGGCGGAAAGATAACGGCGAATGGGTGAGCGTCGCGGCGACGGGTGGCCTGCAGGTCGAGGTGCCCGGGATTTACCAGGGAACGTATTTGGCCCGGGTGCGCGCGCAAAACGCGCTCAACGTGACGTCGATCCCAGCGGTCGGCGTCGATACTGCCCTGACCGGGAAGACCAGTCCGCCGTCGGCGGTGACGTCGCTGAAGGCTACCGGCGTGGTGTACGGGATCGACCTGAAATGGACGTTCCCGGGTGACGGCTCGGCCGGCGACACGCAGCGCACCGAGGTTTGGTACAGCCGCACGCCGAGCCGCGACGACGCCATCAAGATGTCGGACTTCGCGTATCCGCAGGCCTCAACGTCGTATCAGGGATTGGCGGTCGGGCAGGTGTTCTATTTCTGGGCGCGGCTCGTCGACACGTCCGGCAACGTTGGTCCGTGGTATCCGGCCAAGGGGCCTGGTGTTCAGGGGCAGCCGAGCACTGATCAGAACGCTTACGAAGAGTATTTTCGCGGGCAAATTACCAAGGGATCGCTCGGACAGGATCTGCTCGAACCAATTGGCGCAATCACTCCGCCAATGGCCGGCGACGCGACGATCTACGCTGGCGACGAAACGATGTATGCCGGGGTGTGGTCGCTGCAGTCGGCAATTGCCGAAGGCGACAGGGCGGTGGCGAAGAAGCTCGACACGGTCGCCGCGCATCTTCGATCTGCGTCAGGAACGCTGACGGCGGCGGTGCAAGACGAGACGCAAGCGCGCGTCGATGCTGAAAGTGCGATGGCGCAGCAGATCACGACCGTACAGGCCAAAGCCGAAGAGGCTGCGGCGGCTGTTCAGACGGTTGCGCAGTCGTATGCGGACTTGAATGGGCGCGTGGCGGCCTCCTACCAGATCAAGACGCAGGTCACGGCTGACGGCCGAACGTATGTGGCTGGCATTGGTGTCGGCGTCGACAACAGCAGTGGGGTTGTCGAATCTCAGGTGCTGGTGTCGGCGAGCCGATTCGCGGTCATCGATCCGAACAACGGCGGGGTGCTCGGCGTGCCGTTCGTGGTGCAGGGCGGGCAGGTGTTTTTGCGCCAGGCGCTCATCGGCGCCGGCTGGATCACGAACGCGATGATCGGCAGCTACATCCAGTCCGACAACTACATCGCCGGCAGGCAAGGGTGGCGGCTCGATAAGAGCGGCTGGTTCGAGATCAACGCTGCGGATGGCAGCGGCAACCGACTGGTGATGGACGGTAGCAGCGTGCGGGTCTATGACGGTAACGGCGTGCTTCGCGTACGCATGGGGATGTGGTGATGGCGGCTGGCCTGCAGATTTTCGACGGCGCCGGCCGTCTCATCCTCGACGCGAAATCGCGTGCGGGACGCGTGGTTGGCATCGTCCATACCGGCGGAGCGGATGGCAGCGTTCCTGCAAACATGTCCGGTGGCGAGCCGTTCTGGGCGTTCATGCCGGAGCAGATTTTTTACCGCGTTTCGGGCGCTGAGCCTTCACCGATCGTCTCGATAAGTGCAGGCGGAATTAGCTGGTCCTACAGTCCGAACTATGACGGATCGAACGCCTATACCCGCGTGCCGGGGTGGCTCGTTTTTGGGGTGTACTAGTGACGGCAGGTTTTCAGGCATTTACCGATACCGGCATCTACCAGATTGACGGATCGACGCCGAACTATCAGCTGGTGCAGGCGATGTCCGCAGATTCGGCTGACCGGGGTTTGCATCTTGCCTATAACGATGCCCATATCAGATTCGGAATCACCCTTCCAAGTGTGACGTTTACGTTCGCGGCCCAGGCAGGGCCAATGTACGGAGTCCACGCGTCGGGCGGGACAGGGATTACGCATTGGAGCACGACTCACAACGACAACGGCAATGTCTACTCGCTTACGTTCGTCACTGAGCGGCCGTGCGCTGTACGTCTCTTCCTGTTCGATCAGGTGCCGCTCGCGGCCGGGAATTTTGGGCTGCAGGTGTTTAACGGGAGCGGGACGCTCATTGCTGATTCATCGAAGCCATTCCTGCGTGTGCTCGATGTCATTTCCGAAAGGTACAACGGCGATGCCGGGTGGGTGGTTGGGGGCGCGCCGAATCCTCCATGGCACTCGAAATCGTACGGCGTGCCGGTTCTCATTTCGGGCATTTACTCGGTGCATTCGGCGTGGAGCTATAACGACCCGCCGATAGTTGAACTCACATCAATTCGAGTCGACGGGGGGAATGTGTCATGGGGGACGGCGCTATACGGCGGGGGAAGGAAATCGAACTTCGTCGGATTCAGGGAGCAGTACCACTCCCGATTCATGGTGCTGGACGGAACGGGACTTGTGTAGTGAGCCACCTTCGGGTGGCTTTTCTTTTTACGGTGCAGGGAATCTGGGAGCAGGAATGCAAGAACACGAAAAAACGATTTTGGAGCTGGTCATCATGGGTGGACTGATTGGTGTCGCAAAGGTCCTGGTCGGCAGCGAGCAACTGACGTTTCGACTCGTTGCCGGCCGGGCAATGTTGGGTTCGGCAACTTCAATGGTTGCCGGTATTGCGCTGCTGCAGATCCCGGATCTGCCGCCGATCGCGCTGCTCGGCCTCGGGAGCGCGCTCGGCATCATCGGATCGCAGTATCTGGAGGTGCTGCTGCGTCGGAACGCGAAGCGCCTGTTCGGGGAGAAGTGACGATGGCACGAATCGATATCGCCGCGGCTGGCGGCAAGAACCGCGTTGCGTTCCTCGACATGATCGCAGGGAGCGAAATCGGCTCGGCGCTGCTTGCGAAGTCGGATGATGGCTACAACGTGCTGGTCGGTTCGACGCCGTCGCGACCTCTTCTGTTTGCGAGCTATGCGGCGCATCCGAATGTGCTCAACCGGCAGATTCCGGTGCCGTCGACGGCGGCCGGCCGCTATCAGATCCTCAATCGCTGGTGGCGCATCTATCAGGCGCAGATGAAGCTGCCGGATTTCGGGCCGGTCTCGCAGGATCGGTATGCGCTGCAGCAGCTGCGCGAGCACGGTGCGCTACCGCTGGTCGACGCCGGCCGGTTTCGCCAGGCGGTCGCGAAGGTGTCGAACGTGTGGGCCAGCTTGCCGGGTGCCGGATACGGTCAGCATGAAAACCAGATCGAGCATCTGCTGGCGGCGTATCAGGCAGCGGGCGGGGAGGTCGCATGACCTGGATCGATCCGCGTATCTGGCTCGCTGTCATCGTCGCGGCTGTCGCCGGCCTGGCTGGAGGTTACTTCAAGGGACACGCCGACGGCGTGCTTGTCACAACGGTCGATGCTCAAAAAGACCAGATCAAGGCCGTGAGCGACGCACGCGCCGAAGAAAAACGCCGCACCGCGGCGCAACAGGAGAACGCTGAACATGCTGCGAAAGACCGTGATCAGGCGCGCGCTGATGCTGCCGCCGCTGCTTCTGCTGCTGACGGCCTGCGCAAGCAAGTCGCCGCGCTCGTCGCCGGCGCCCGCCATCCCGCCGCTACGACCGGAGGCGCGCCAGCCGGCGACGCCCTCGATCTGCTTGCCGACGTGCTCGGCCGCGTTGACGCGCGAGCGGGTGAGTTGGCAAGAATCGCTGACGAACGCGGTATTGCCGGCCAGCAATGTCAACGAGACTACGCGGCGCTGACGGTAGGCGCTACCGCGATAGGGAATTAATATGTAAGCTTCGCGATTACGAAGTGAAAGACATCAACTAGCGCCTGAGACTGAAAATGAAAAAAATCCTCGCAGCACTGGCATTCCCACTTTGCATTTCCCTTTCCGCTTGTGGTGGCGGTGACGACGGCGGTCCTGCTTCGTCCGGGCCAGCGATTCGGCTCACGTATTCTGGGGCACCGCTTGTTTCGGCTCAACGGGCTCGGGCAATGGCCGCGGTGGCCGATACATCTAGCTCCGCGTCGGCACCTGACGTTCCTGCAGGTGATGCGCAGTCGACCGTCGCTGCTCTGCAGGACGCGTTTAAAGCACGGGGGGCGGATATCGGCGTCTATCCAGGCGTGATCGATGGCGCGACTTTGCATCAATTGGTCATGGCTGAAAACAATGGAGTCGGACCAACGGATGATGACATTTGGAAGGCGAAGATCAACATCAGCGAGTGGATCCTTGTTAATTTTGCGCTAGACGACGTGACTGGCTACATCGATTCGGCCGAGAAGAGCATGAAATTCGATCAGTTTGTTAAGGATCTGCAAGTCTATTCCCGCCGTGAGTACCTGAAAGGACGTGCCGTGTTTGTTGCGAGGCCCATTGTTTCATGTGCGCCAGCAAAAGTCGTTCGGTCGGTTGACGAGCGCGGGTATGTGATCGAAAGGAAGTATGCGCCTGCAACTGAGGCCCTCTATTTCGCACTAAACGGCATGCTGGGGGGCGGCCTTGAGCCTATTGGCGGAATCCTGAAATCCGACCCGGCTCATATGGGGGCAGACTGCGACACGCCGGATCAGGTGGCAAAGGATGCGTATCTCGCGAGCATTGTTGATCCGCTTGTCGAGCGCTACAAGGTTGCCCTCGACACGATCAACAAGTGCAAATACAACCCCGAGGCTCTCCCGGAGAGCGGCCGTTCCGCGCAGTGTTGGGGTATTGAGCCGGTAAAGAAGTAACCTGCGGCGTCGGTCGCATCAAAGCATCCCTGCGCGCCTCTTCTCGGCGCGCAGGAGATGACGCAGGCGCTGAAATTCTCCCTGACCGCCGCTGAGCGCCCCCTCGTCGTCGACGTTTTTGTCGACGTAGTCGAACCATTCCTGGATGTGCTCGAGCGATTTCCGAAGGGCGAGGATTTCGAGGATCAGCCATCGGACCTGAAGGTCCGTGTAGTCGCGCCACAGCGCGCGCAGCTCTGCATCTGTCGGAGCGTCAAACTCCGGCATCACAGGCTTGAGCTTGATGCGTCGATCCCGGAGAGGTACGCGGTTCCGGTCGACTCGTGTGCTTTCGATCGGCCTGGCCGTCGGCATGTCGAAGGCGCCTAATACATCATCGATCCACCATTCGAGTTCGCGTTCCGTAAGCTCGATAGGCGTGCGCGTCCACTCCACGCTACCAACGGGTTTGTACTCCCAGATGTAAGCCCACAGCGGTTTGATCACGGCCGAGATACTGTATAAAAACACAGTATATTTCGCGATAAGCGATCCCCGTCAAGTCTCAAAAATGGGGGCGGGATATGTGCACGAACTACAGAGCACCTGGCGAGGATCCGGGTTTCAGCGAGCTGCGGCTTGGCCTGATCGATCTTTGGAAGCGGACGCCGTGGGAGCCCGAGATCTGGCCGGATTATGTCGCGCCGATCGTGCGCGCCGATGGCGACGCCGCGGCGGCCGCGATCGCGAACTTCGGCATGATCCCCAAGGATCACCAGCCGCCGGGCAAGAAGTACTTGACCGTGAATGCGCGAGCGGAGACTGTCGGCGAGAAGCCAGCCTATCGAACAGCCTGGCGCGCGGGCCAGCGCTGCCTGATACCCGCGGCGTGGATCTACGAGCCGAACTGGGAGACGGGCAAGCACGTCCGGTATCGGATTGGCCTAGCCGACTGGCGGCCATACTGCGTTGCTGGCGTTTGGCGCGCATGGAAGGAGCCGGACGGCGCTGAGACGCTTGCGATGGCAATGCTGACCGTGAACGCCGACGAGCATCCGGTCATGAAGCACATGCACAAGCCGGGCGACGAAAAGCGATCGGTCGTGATGCTGCGGCCGGCCGACTACGACGAATGGCTACATACAAAGAACGTCGATGCAGCGCGCGCGATGCTGCAACTCTACCCGGCTGACCGAATGGTTGCTGAACCAGCGTCGCGGTTGGAACAAAAATGA